CGAGCGGGAACATCATCGGGAGAACAACTCCGGACGGAAACGTATACAGCATCGACGCGAATGGAAACATAACCGGCGTCGTAACGCCGGAAGGCGCAACATGTCCGATCGATGTCAAAGGCGTAATAACAGAATACGAGCCGCCGACAGAGCCCGTCGAAGTACCCGTCAAATTCAGCCTGGCTAAGGGCGAAGGGCTTGAAAAGCTGTTCACGGAATCGCGGGAAAAGGTCACGGAGAAGCCGTTCGAATACGGGATACTGGCGGCGATTACAGAATCACAGACTGAAAAAGTACTGGACGCGGCGGATGCGATACGCGCATACAATGAGGCGTGCGAATCGGGAAAAGGCGCAGCAGAAGCGAGCAGCCTGCTTCCTGATTTCGGCAACTTCTGGTATGACGCGCAGGAGGGCGCAAAGTATATATCGACCGGATTGCAGATGCTGCAGGATGGAACGCTTTCTCCCGAGGACGCGGAAGGCCTGTTCAACTATATCGACGCGCTGAATACGATCGGCGAATACGCTCCCGGCGTGCTGGAACCGCTGCTGGAAGCCTTCAGCGGGATGGACACGGCGGGCACGGCCTTTGAGGATATTGCGGACGTACAAGGTCTGGCAGACACGCTTGCGGGTGGCCTGGATGCCATATCGACGCAATTTCCGGAACTCGGCGCAAGCATGATACAGGGCACGGCAAAGGGCGCAGAAGGCGCCGCCGGCGAACTCGCGAGCGCGATGAGCAGCGCAGGCGACGAAGGCTTTGACGCGCTGGCGCGCAATATCGGGTACGGCTCCCCCGCCGAACGATTCATGCCTCTGGGCGAGAGCATCGACCAGGGCGTGGCCGAGGGTGTCGAGGGCGCGACCGGCACGTTGGAAGGTGCGGCAGGCAGCGCCGGAGGCGCGACAATACAGGGCTTTAAGCAGCATGTCTCCAAGGCGCAGCCCGTAGGCAGAAACTTCTCATATGGGCTTGCGAACGGCATACGCGCCGGCAAAAGCCAGGTCATCTCCGCTGCGGCCGAAGTGGCAAAGGCTGCGCTGAAAGCGGCGCAGGACGAATTGAAAATAAGTTCGCCGTCAAAGGCCACCGAAGAAATGGGCCGGTTCATGGACATGGGCTATGTGCGCGGCCTTGAGGATGGCGCTCCCATGGTCACGGACGCCATGAGGGACGTGCTTCGCCTGGAGGCGCCCGCAGGCGCGGCGTACAGGAGCAGCGGCGCGGAGTATTCCGATATGAGCGCTCGCAGTGCGGGCTTTGACTACGACAGGCTGGAGACCATCGTGCGCGGGCTGAATCTCGTCATGGTAGCCAACGAGAAGGTCATTGCACAGGTCACGGCGCGGCAGAACAAGATACAGAGCGACAACGAGGCCAAGCGTATGGCGCTGGCGACGGGAAGACGATAACCAAAGCGCGGGCCGTTTCGTATGGCTCGCGCTTTTGAGTGATGGTTTCAGTCGATCTGGGCGATCAGGGCCTGCTGCAGCACCGACGAAAAGTTGATGTGGCGCTTCTCTGCTTCGATGTTCAGCCATTCGGGTATCGTGAGCGTCTTTTTGACCGACTTTGTGCTGCGGCGGTAGGTCACGGGGTCTGTGGCGATGATCGTTGTGAATCCGTCTTCGGGATGAACGGAGTCAACAGCACTGGGCGCAGGCGCTTCGACGCCCTGCTCGTACAGGGCATTCAGGTAGAGACCTAACGCTTCAGAACCGTTCATGACGACCTCGGCAAGAGTATCGCCGTCACTGAAGCAGCCTTCGAGGTCCGGAAATTCTATCCAGTATCCTCCTCCCTTCTCCGCGTGAATGATGGCAGGGTACGCGGTCCTCATGGTGATTTCTCCCTTCTGTGGGTTGCGGGGAATTGGGGCTCATTTTCTGAGCCCGCGACCTTTGCAAGTTTGTGGTACAGGCCAGTTGGCAGATCCTTGCCCGAGTGTACGGGAACGGAAATCGCCTTTCCGTCCTTGACGAGGATGTGATGGCTGCCTTCCACTCTGTCGAGCCTCCATCCGTTTGCTATGGCCCGATCCACAAACTGCTTCCCTGTCAGCGGCATAGGCTGTGCACCTCCTATCTCCGTTGACTGAAATCATTATAACACGTATAACACGTATTGTCAAGTGAAGATTTGAACCGGGGTGATGCTTTTGTCAAGGGCAAACAAGGCGTGGTTTTCGTTCAGGGGCATTGAAAGCACCGACGTCGACGCATGGCTCGTCTCCGCGCCTGTGTTCGCGCAGGGTGCATGGCGCGGAGACAGCAAAACCGTCATAGGCCGGGACGGAGACGTGTTTGTTTCGGACGGCTGCTATGACACCAGCGAGATCAAGGTCAAATTGCGGTTCAGGATGAGCCGTCTTGACGACGTGATGGCATGGCTGACCGGCAGCGGATGGCTCGTGTTCGCGTGGGCAAGGAACAGGGCGTACAGGGCGCGCGTGGAGAAAAAGCTCGACTACAAGTACGGTGTGCCGGGCCTGAATCCAATCATGCAGGTGGAAGTGACGTTTTTGTGCCAGCCGTTCAGGTACCAGTGGCCGGAGCCAAAGGCGTTTGAGATCACGGCAAGTGGGACGGAGTTCATCAATCCGGGGACGGCACCAAGCCTGCCGAGAGTCAAGATCACGGGGAGCGGCGATTTCACTGTGACCATATCAGGGCAGGAGCTTGCATTCAGCAATGTGACGGGCAGTGGTATCATCGTGGACAGCTACAGCATGGACGCGCTGAGCTATGACGGCACGGAGGGCGCAAACGGCAAGATGTCCGGCACGCCATGGACCATCGCGCCGGGAAAGAGCACGGTCGCGTGGACCGCTGAAAGCGGCAGCTCGGTGACGAAAATCGAGATACTGCCGAGATGGAGGTACTACTGATGACGGGTGTGCCGATATATGCGCAGGACTGCACGGATTTCTCGACGAACGGGCTGGGGCTGGTGTTTCCTACCGAATGCACGGTCAGCGAGACGATCAACGCGGAATATGAACTACACATGGTGCTGCCGATCAGTGACGACGGCAAATGGCAGAGAGTCGTGAACGGGTGCTACGTGAAGGCGTTGTGTCCTGTGCGCGAGGTGCCGGACGCGGACGTGGATCTGGAGCCGGGAGAGACGGCGACGCAGGACGTTTACGCCGTCTCGGGCGTGGCGCTTGCGCCGCTTTACAGGGGCATGTCGACGTCGGGCGTCATTATGAACCGGCTGGCACGCGGCACGGAGGTCGTCGAGCTGGACGCGGTAAACGCGACGTGGAAGCGCGTGAGCGTGGTCAATGGCGGTGAGACGGGCTATATGCTGGCATCACAGCTTGCCATGTCACGAACGGTAACGATAGACACGGACGGCGGTACGGCGGTGAACATATCGAAGCCGAGGCCGCAGCTGTTTCGCGTGTACTCTACCAGCGTTGACGTGGATCAGGGCGAAGTGACGTATGAGGCCATGCACATATTTTACGATCTGCGCGGGAACATCATCGCAGATGAGTTTGAAGTGTCGGAGGAGAGCGCCGCAACGGTGGCGGACAAGTGCTTCGGCAAGCTTTTGAACGCGAATCCGTTCACGCTGTACAGCGCGCGCCTGAGCAAGAACATTTCAGCGGAGTACAATTACAACACGTTCGTCGAGGCGCTTTTGGATGAGTCAACGGGCATCGTGCCGCAGGCGGAGGGCTTTGTGCTGCGCGACAACTGGGACGTGTATCTGCTCAAGGATGAAGAACGGAACAGGCACGTGACGATACGGCGCGGGAAGAATGTCGTGGGGTTGACCGTAAACTCGGACGACAGCGAGGTCATCACGCGCATCATACCGTGCGGGCAGACGAAGGACGGCGATCCGTTGTTTCTGACGCCGACAAAGTACGTGGACAGCGAGCACATCGATGAATATCCCGTCATACATGCACAAAAGATCGACTACGACGTGAAAGTCGGCGACAACTACAAGGACGCGACGTCTGCGAGGGCCGCGCTGCAGCGCATGGCGATGAACGACTATGCAGCCGGGTGCGATGTGCCGAAGTACGGCATGGAGATCGACTTCGTAACGCTGACGGACCCGGACGGCGGGCGCATCGAGGCGCTGCATGGCGTGCATCTGAACGACAGCGTAACGGTGCTGGATGAGGTAATCGGCCTGACGGCGCGCATACGCATGACATCCTACACGTGGGACGTGTTGATGGAGCGGTACAGCAAGATCACGCTGGGCGATTTCGACACGGCGAAGATACGTTTCTGGGGCAATGCGAACATATCAGGCACGGGCTATGCGGTGCAGAGGCCGCTTGAGGCCATGACGGCGAACAGCTCGCAGGACTGCGTGGCGTCGGCCAGTTCGACGTACAGCAGCAGCTACGCGCCGTGGAAGGCGTTCGATTACAGCACAAAGAGTTCGTGGGCGAGCGCACGAGACGGCGCGGCGGAGCGATGGATACAGCTTCAGATGGACATGCCGCTCAAAAACCTGTCTGTTGCGGTGTACAGCCGTGGGAGCAAGGACCATTGTCCTACGGCGGGACGGGTGATGGGCAGCAATGATGGCGCAACATGGGTGCAGCTTGCGACGTATTCGTGGACGGCAAAAGCGAGCGCGCTGCTTGGGACGATAAGCTGCGCGAATGACACGGCGTACAGCTATGTGCGGCTGGTCATCACGGACAGCTACGGCAGCGGGAGCTATGTCGCGGTCGGGTATATCGCGGTGACCGGGAACGTGAGCGAGGAAGAAGAGGTGGTATGATGGAACGCGAAGATTTCAGGGCGTGGGCACCACAGCGCGTTGACCTGTTGGCGGTGCGCGGCGAGACGATCTCGTTCAACGTCGAGTTTGTCGAGAGCGTAGTGGAGTTGGAGAGCGCAGCTTTCTCATGCAAAAAGGACTATGCGGACAGCGAGCCTGTATTCAGGAAGACGCTCAGCGATGGCATCAGCAGGGTGGATACAAACCTGTACTGCGTAAGAATAGCGCCGGAGGACACGGACATCGAGGCCGGTCGTTATGTGTACGATCTATTTGTCGGTGCAAATGACGATAACTTTGCGATCCTGACGGGCGACCTGCTCGTGCGGGACAGCGCTGATGAACGGAGGTAAAACTATGATCTATACTGTCAATTCGCCATTTGGGGCTGTTCGCGTCGTTGCGCTCAAGGGCGAACGCGGCGCGGGCGTGGAGGATGTGCGCAGGGAAGTCGCGGCGCTGAAGAGCGCGATAGGCTCTCCGCTGGTGGCGACCACGGCGGCGGGCATGACGGACAAGACCAAGGTGTACGTGTACACGGGCAGCGAATCAGGTTACACGGGCGGTCACTGGTACTACTGGAACGGCACCGCGTGGACGGACGGCGGGGTGTATAATTCCGTTGCAATCAACACGGATACTACGCTGTCGATAAGTGGTGGCGCAGCCGACGCGGCCGCCACAGGTGAAGTCCGCGACTCGCTCAACTCGGTGATCGAAGATATCTCCGGCGTTATCACGGACGTCTCGGAGCTGTGCTGGGAACTTGGGCGCATGAGTCTGACAACCGGTGCGAACATCGACGATAATCCGCAGATATATGTTCGAACGAAATATCATATAGCGGCGAAGAAAGGATCGACCGTAAGCGTCACCAGTTTTACTGACTACAAATTCCAGGTGTGCTTGTATGACAGCAATAAGGCGTTCGTTAGTTCGAAATCAATAACCGTCAACAGCTCGTATACGATGCCGAGCGACGGATATATTCGTTTTGCAATAAAGGACAATGCCGGATCAACGCAAACTACAACTGGCCTGGAGTCAAATTTCATAATTCGGTTAATTGGCGGAGAAACGATCTCGAGCTTTAAAGAGGAAACGAAGCATGCCGTATCGATCGACGAACTGACGTTTTCGTACGGTCGCATAAACATGTACGGAACTATAAGCAAGAGCTCAACTTACGCGACTATTCGAGATTTTGTATATGCTCCGGCCGGTTCAACGATCGGCGTCGATGACAATAGCGCATACAGGATTAGTGTAGCATCATATTCTCGGCCTTCGGAGGATGGGTTTATCGAGGTCAAACTGGCGAGCGATGCCAATAATTTCCTGATGCCGTATGACGGTTATGTGCGGTTCAGCGTCAGGACTAATCCTGAAGTGGATCTTGACGATCTGTCGTTGGTCGAGCACGTGGTCCTCAACATCAAGCAGCCTGCAGGAATAGCGCTCGATTCCCATTCTATTGAGTTAAAAAAACTGGCCAATGCATCAACGTATAAAATTTCCATATCCGACATCAAGTTCGCGAACAAACAGTTATACCCCGCCAGCGGCAAAACCCTCAATAGCCCAACATTTGTATGTACTGACGAATTTATATACGCGTACGCCGGTTCGAAGATCGAGGTCGACGATCCGAGTAACTACGTATTCAACGTCGTCAGATACTCGTTCCCGTCGATTAGTGGATATATAGACGGAAGATCGGTTAGCGGAGATCCATATACTATCGAAACAAATTGTTATGTTAAGTTCTCGATAAGGACTAACCCGAGCACGGATCAGTCCGATACGTCATTGAAAAACCATTTCATAATTGATATTTCTCAGCCAATATCGGAATATCTGAAGCTTACCGACAGCGACGGCGAAAACGACGATATTAGAAAAAGCGGCTATTATAAGAGTCTCGATTTTGGCGTGTGTAACTTTCCAAAATACTACGAGTTGATAAGAACGAAGTACGACGCTGTAACGATCGTTGATGGAGACACGAGGTCACCAAAAAAAGAGGGATGGTACGAGAAGTCCGGCAACATATATGTTCCGACCAGGAATAAAGTCATTAATACCACTAAGACTTATTACGAGACATCAACCAGCCCAGACGTGTTTCCGAACGGCTTAGATAACGGAGGACGTGATTTCGACGCTTACACCGCCAAGAGTTTCTACACGGAATGGAACGACCTCGTTTCTCAGTACCCATTATCTTTTTCTGCCGCGGAACCAGAGCTGAGTTCCGATCCAGACGAAGAGAATACGATACGTTGGTATACGTATAATCCTGTCGATTTTATGCCGTCAGAATATTTACACAAACCGATAAAGGTGATTGTCATTGCGGGGCAGCATGGTTATGAAAAGACAACATCGCTCGGGCTGTATTATTTCGTTCGCGACATGCTTGAGCATTGGTGGGAGGACCCGTTCCTAAACTTTATACATAATCACGTGCAACTAATAATGCTGCCTTTGGCTAATCCTTACGGGTTCGATCATGTGACGCGACGAAACGCTCACGATATCGATTTGAATCGAAACTATCCGAATGACGAATACGGATTTATCGAAACGACGCTTTTATACAGCGTTGATGATTTGCCGGGTCTGGATACGAGTAAAGATTATTATTACCGAGGCCCGGATGTCGAAGGCTTTAATGGGACAACATCGACGCACACAGCACTTACATCGGGAGACCTTGTGTCATACGTTAACGGTAATTGGAAATGCATGTTGGCCTCCCCGTCATCCGGTCCTTCTGCGGGATCTGAGCCCGAAACACAATCGATTATGCGTGTAATCAACGCAAATACGGACGCTTTCTTGGTTATGGACTGGCACAACAATGGAGCCGAATCTCGCACGATGGCAAATCGATATGGGACAAATTGGTTTTCGTTTGACCCGGACATGTTTACGGACCCGTATTGTAATCTTATGCTAAAGGCCGCGATTTATCAAATCGCTGAGATCACAAATCAACTTCGAGAAAAAAAGCCGAATATGTATGGCGAAGCCGGCGTTCGTGCAGGACAGATCTCGGCCAAACCAAGGGTCGACTGTTTGCTCAAGAATTACGCCATGCAGCATGGGATACTCGGAATGACGTTTGAAACCATGAATGGTTTCCCAAATCCGAACAGCACGGTAGCGACTCATGCCGGAAGCAGAGACGCCCAGTATTATAACGCGGAGTTATTTGGGAATTGGTTAAAAAACGTAATGTCCATATTTGCAGCGCATGTTTAACAGCGGTGATTCAAAATGGCAGTAAAAATCGGATCGGCACGGTTTAATGCGGGAGGTAACTGATCATGGCAACAGCAGCTGAAAAGCGCCTCGCCGTGCGGGACAAGTACCGCACGATACTCGGGCGCAACAGGTACTCACAGGCCAAGCGCGACTACTGCTTCAGGCGGTACAGCGATGGCAATTACTACAGCGACTGTTCCAGCTCCATATCGTACTGCTATAAAGAGGCCGGGTACAGCTTCGGCATCCTCAACACGGTGGGCATGTACCAGTCGAACAAGCTGAAGGCCGTGCCGGTGGTCATCCGCAACGGCATCATCCAAAATCCTGACGTGCTGCGCATCGGCGATATGCTGCTCTTCGCGGGCGGCGACTCCGGACGCAAATACGCGGGGTACGTGGGGCACGTGGAGATGGTCGGCGAGATCAGCGGCAACACCGTGACGCTGTACGGACACGGGTCCGGAACGCCGTCGAAGAAGAACATGAACACGTATTGCAAGCAGCGGTACAACTCGAAGTCTTCGACCGCGCTGGGGCACAAGGGCCTCATCAAAGTGGTGCGGTTCATCGCCGACGACGCGAGCGGGACGCCGGAGAACACGGAGCTGTCCTCCTTGGTGACGGTGAAAGACGTGCAGAAGGCGTTGGTCGTGTGGGACCGTGACTGCCTGCCGCGATACGGCATCGACGGCGAATGGGGCGCGGAGACCGAAGACGCGGTGAAGGCGTTCCAGACGGCGCACGGCATCGAGCCTGACGGCGAGCTGAACCACGCGACACTCTGCGCGCTGGGGCTGAAGGCGGCCTATGTCAAAGTCTTCGGGGGCGCGGTGAACGTGCGCAGCGCACCTGACTCGACCAAGGACAACGTGCTGGGCGTGGTGCACGCAGGCGACAAGCTGCCCTATCAGGGCGAGGACAAAGACGGCTGGCACCTGGTGGAGTACAAGGGCCGCAATGCCTGGATAAGCGGTAAGTGGACGGAGGTGAGGTGAGATGGAAGGAATTGTAAACATAATGACCGCGTGCGCACCGATAATTGTGGCGCTGGTGGGTATTATACCCACAGTGATTACCAACCGTAAGAAGACGGAAAAAGCAATGACGGAGCAAAACGAGGCCATGGAGAAACGCATGGCAAAGCTACAGGCAACGTTGGATGCGCATATACGAGAGGATGAGGACGAAAAAGCGCGCAACCAGCGATACCGGATATTGCGGTTCCACGACGAAGTATGCGAGAACAGGGAACACTCCGAAAGCCACTTCGAGGATATCTTGGACGACATCGACGACTATGAGAAATACTGCGACACACATCCAGAGTTTAGGAATAATCGCGGGAAACTTGCCATGGAGCACATAAAAGAAGTGTACGCCAGGGCAAAGAGTAACGGAGGATTTCTGACACATGAAACGGAGCGTCGCACGACAGCAGAGATACAGGAGGCATCAACATGAAATTGAGCGATAACGTATACAACATCCTGAAATGGGTTGTGATGATTGTGATTCCGGCGCTTACGACAGCATACGTAGGATTGGCGGCAATCTGGGGCTTCCCCTACGCGGAAGAGGTCGCCAAGACGAGCGCGGTGATCTGCACGCTGTTGGGCGCTTTGCTCGGCATCAGTACCGCCGAATACAACCGCAGCATACCTCCTGATCAGGGTTAATAGATAAAAGGCCTGTACCGTGGGTATTACACTCATGGTACAGGCCTTTTTTTAGTTCTCCTTAGGCTTGCGACGACGGGTATTCCGTCTTTCTCGCCATGTGTTATCTTGCATCTTCTCAGCGTGGTATGCGCGCTTGTGGGCGCGTATGTTCTCAGCCGTGGCGATGGGCGCGCAATCCGGGCAATAGCGCTGTAATCCGCTCTTGACAGTATAGGGCCTGCCGCAGCGGGCGCATGTGTCCGTGGAGCCTATGGCACGCGTCTTGCCCTCGCGCCTGCGGCGCTTCGCCTCGCGGTCATGGGCGAGGTTGCGTTCGCGCTGGCAATCCGGGCACCACCTGGATTTGATCGGGCCCGTGAACGTAACGCCGCACGTCGGACACGTCTTTAGGGTATTCGTGCCTGCTTTAGGGTGCCCCTCGGTGGATCTGCGCGCGAGTTTGTTGTGGCCCAACCGCGCGCAGACGTCAGAGCAGTAACGCGTCCGCCGTCCGGTCAGCGGCTTTCCGCAGATCACGCACGTCATACGTAGTCAGCAATGCGATCCGCAGGGATCGTCTCCCACTCGTCGCCATTGTAGCGATGGAAGGAGTCGGTGTCAGAGTGGTAATCAAAGTTTCCTAAGCCGATACTGACGCGGTAGTTGCCGCCGCGGTTGCGGGCCCATTCTATGGCTTCAGCGATTGTGTCGAACGTCGCAGAATCAAAGATTGCGGAATCGTTTGCCAAGGTAATGGTGATGCGCTTCATTGTGATATCTCCTCTCGTTTGGGCTATTGTAGCACTTGATTTGTCTGATGTCAAATCCCTTGTCGATCGGTCTGGCGTAAGCGCTTCTGTGGGCCGTTGCAACGGGCCGGTTTCGCGTTATTTTGCGCCTACCCTTCCCCTCTGTTCGGCGTGTCAGGATGTCTCCGGGGCGCTTAGCCGATGAACTGATTCAGCTTTTCGATATCGCTGGGGAGGATGAAGTTGGGGAACTCGAACTTGGGGTAATGGGTGAATCCGTCGTTGTACCTGCGAACGGTGAGTCGCTGGGCCTCGATACCGTTGCGCTTGCCCGAGATGATCACGGTTACGTGTTCGCGGTCGGTGTAGGCCATGCGCTCAATGTACTCCCAGCATTCCTCGTAACTGCCCTCGAACATAATCTGATCCTCACCGAACCGCTTCGTGTCGGCCCGTACCGTCCATCCGTTTTTGATTTCAGGGTTGACCTGATTGATCTTGAAGTTTTTCATTTTCGTTTCCTCCTTGATTCTTTACCCGCTGTCTGGTATGATAGGAGGTGCGGGGCGGGTGTTCCGCACCTCCGTTCCTGGGGGTTAGGCGTTGACGTTCGGTTTCTCAGGCTTGGCGTCGACGCCTTTTTCTTTGTTTGCGATGATGTCGGTCAGTAGGGCTTCAACCTCCTCCGGAGTCATGTGCTGTAACAGTGCCCTGATGAGCTTCATGATGGAGACGAACTGGAAGTCAGTCATTTCGTTCACACTTTCTCACCCGCCTTTCGGTCGGTCGTGCTTGCCTTTTGCTTACATACATTATTATAAATGATATCATTTAATTTGTCAATAGGAGTATTCATCAATTCGTAGATAATCAGTATTTTAACATTGACAAAGTGAACGAAATAGTTTATACTCTATCTCAGAAAAGGAGGCGTGCTTTATGGATATACCGATGAAGATACGGCTGGCGGAAACCTATGCGAAGATCAGCGAAGCAGAGCTGGCGCGCCGTTTCGGGTGCAAATCACAGCAGGCGTTCGTACAGCGCATGAGAACTGGCAAGTTTACATCGATGGAACTGGAACAGATTGCAGAGGCGCTAGGGGCGCAGTTTGAATACTCATTTGTTTTCCCCGATGGGACGCGGATATAAGGTAAGCGCTCAATAAAGCGCACCTCGCAAGATACCTGCACAAAATGAGATAATGTGTCCAAAG